AAAGCGTTTCATGGGTCGCCACATGACTTTGATCGGTTTTCATCCGACAACATTGGAACAGGTGAGGGCGCACAGGCATACGGTCACGGCTTGTACTTTGCCGAACGTGAGGGTACGGCTAAAAGTTATAGAGACGCTTTGTCTGCTGATACGTCTTTTAAAAGGTCTGATGGTACTTTGTTTGATTTATATGATGGGTCTATGAATCACCCTAATATTAGAAGACATATGGCGAAAACAGGTGGCGATCTTGATAGTGCTATCGAAAAGTCGCAGAAAATAATTGAAGATAATATCTCTAGTCAGTCCGTTGATGCTGCGACTAATGATTTATCTGTTTTACAAAAACTTAAAGAAAACGGCGGCATAACACAAAATAAAGGTTCAATGTACGAAGTTAATATTGATGCATCACCAGATGAGCTTCTTGATTATGATGCGCCATTAAGTGAGCAGAGTGATAAAGTAAAAGAAGTCGCTGCTTTTTATAACATTAAAAATAGTCAGTCTGGAATGAAAGAGGCGCGTGGTTCTGATATTTATGCCGCAATTGCATCTGCTGAAAATAAACCGCCTTTTAATAACAAACGAAAGATAGACGGTGCGGTGGAAGCGTCAGACGCTTTAAATAAAAAAGGCATTAAAGGCATCAAGTACGCTGACGCTCAAACCCGATTTTCGCCAAAGGGTAGAACAAATAACTACGTCATGTTTGATGACAAGACCATTGAGATAGCGCGTAAGTATGGCGTATCTATGCCAGTAGCGGGAGCGATACTAGCGGGGACGATGACCCCCGAACAAGCACAAGCAGGGCCAATTGCCAACGCGATCCACATTGGACAGCGAATAATAGACCTTGGCATGTTAAAGGCTGATTCAATCAACAATCCAAGAGCGATAAAACTCGCAACTAATAAGTACAACAAGCTGATGAAAGAAAATGAAGCTTTTGCTGACAGAGAGCGAAAGGCCTACGCAAATGGTTTTGAGACAATCTTTAATCCAACGGAACTACCACCAAGAAAAATAATAACGCCAGAGGATTTGCAGGGTAAAACAATAGCCCCTGTTCGCGGAGACAGGAGTGACCTTGGACACTTGACGCAGGTCGGCGGTCAAAAAGTAGACGTTGACGTTCAGGCCGGTAAGAAGTTTAGCCGTCAAAACGGCGGGTGGGCATCGGCAGAAGGTATTGCTCAAGGCCAACACGCTAAATTGGTGGACGCTGCGGAAGACACTCAAAACGATGTCGTTGGTGTTTATAACGCTATGGGCGAGGACTCTGTCAATTTCAGTACGCCAATTGCACAGGGAATGTTTCAGCAAATACCTGCACTTCAAAAGCTAGACCTTGCAGATGTGAAAAAGTTCGATCAAGAAGTGAGAGGGTTTAAAAAGACCACTAAGAAAAAAGACGGGACAACCGTTGTTTCGTATCCGATGAAAGATTGGGTTGGACTCGACCACCCTGAAGCTATGAGCCAGATTATGGGTAAAGACGGGTACCCCAAGTTTGGCGCTTTGAGAACAGTCTTAACGACGACTATGAGCAAAGCGCACTATCGAGATCGAGGGTTTCCAAGCTACAAAGAGATGGTCAAAGCAGTTGAAGACCCCGAACTTGCAGGAGCAAATATTGGGGACGCAGGCATCAGCACATACAATGTGGACGCCGCGAAGGGTATCGAGCCAATCGATTACCACGACAGCTACTCACATAGAATGCCTGGTGACGATAACGGCGGCCTTGAGCAATCACTTCCTTTTGAGGTTTTCTTTCCTGAAAGCTATAAAAGGTACAGGAACACGAAAACAAAGTCTGGAAAACTGATGACTCACGACCAGGCGATTGTGGCGATGAACATACGGAAAGATGGGTATGAGGTTGCTGACCAGAAATGGCTCGATGGTGTTCTTGGTTTTAGTGAAAGAAACAAAAAACTGGCGGCGTCAGGCGGTGCGGTTGTAGGCTCCGGTGCGCTTTTCTCACCCGACGAGGCACATGCAAAGCTCATGACAGAGCGTGACGAGCTTGCGGCTATGGGTTCAAATCAATACGGAAAGGCTTCGCCAGAGTTAATGAAGTACCGCAGATCACAGATACTCCCGACGATTGGTGAAATGGGGATGGGCATATTAGAGTCAACTGTTGACGGATTAGACTTCATGTCACAGTTCGTGGGGTCTGTGCCGCGTCCGAAAGGTAGCACTCCTCTGCGAAACAAAACGCAGGGAGTTCTTGATACTAACTTCATCGATAAGCGCGACCTCAAAGCTATCAAGGAAGCTAGGGCCGCAGGATCATTATTCAGTTTTCTTTAAATCATGCCCTCTCGTCAAGCATTGCTAATATTTTGTTGGCATTGATATGAGTGTAACGCTTCAAAGTGTTGATGTCTTTGTGACCACTGAAAACCGCAACGATCATACTGTCGAAGCCTAGCTCAAAAAGGCGGGTGATCGCCTCATGCCGCAGATCGTGGTAAACAACATCGTTTATACCGGCTTTTTTCGCGCTTTGTTTAAACGCTTGAGCTATCGCGTTTCTTTTTTGCGGAAATATAAGTTCGGGGTTTTTAATCGAACGGGGCTGACGCGCTATGATTTCGCGGGCTTCCGGTAAAAGCGGCACAAGCTCATCTCGCTTTTTCTTCGGATGCTTGCGACTTCTAATGACAATAGACTTTCCATCTTTCGTAATATCATCGTATCGCAGTGATGCTATCTCGCATCCTCGCATTGCGGTGCAGAGATTAAAATGTACCCAATCTCCAAGAGGTAACGCCCCGCTGTAGTTCTTCAATATTTCTTTTATCTCGTCCGCGCTAACTCGACGATCCCTGTGGTCGCCAGTGGCAACCACATCTAGTTTTTTACAAGCGGAAAGACACTTTTTAAAGTCGGCCATTTTGGGTTTGCAACCCCACCAATCCTCCCCCGTCGAGAGAACTACGCTGATATATGCAAAATCTATCGCGACAGTAGCGGCTTTAACCGTCGCCCGTCTCTTAACAGCGAAGGCCATCAGTGTTTCAAAAGTCAAATCTTTAAGGCGGTGGTGGCCGAGGATATCGCGAAGATAATATAGCTTGAGGTTTTTTGTTTGACCCCACGGTTTTATTGGCCTGATCTCCACAATGTATCGATTGATCAGATCACGAAACAGCATTTCATCTTCCCGATATGTATCTTTCGCTATCTTATCCTCCGTATCCCTCAGCCAGTCTTTCGCCAACTGTCTCTTTGGAAAGCTTTTGCTGACGGGTTTGACGCCATTTTTTCGGATCAAAGCTCGGTATGTAAGCTTGCCTTTTGAGCTAATTCTTTTTTGAATAGCACCCATTTTCTGCACCTTTTTTGTTATTTATCTGTTTTTATTATAGGCTTATGGGCAGGACTGGCAAGGGATACAAGCGGTTATTGACACTTATTTTCATGGTACAATTTTGGTACAGTAAGAAACAGTATGAAAGTGTAATAAACTTATTAATCATTATAAATCAACTACTTACACGATGAGGTAAAATGTAATAAAATGTTTAATTATTATGCTAAGTGTTTGATAAATAACAGGTTAGGCCATAACAGAGACTATAGGAGGTGGTTCTAGATAGCATATAAATCAATGACTTACAACTTCAAAGTACTCAGGTGGTACAGTGCGTGAGTTATACGTCAAAAAAGGGCTTTCGCCCTTATTTTAAATTTAGTTAGTCGTGACAGATCGGAACGTCATGCTTTTGAACATCAGCTATCAGCTTGTCTAGATAATACCTTGTTTTTCTTAAATCTGTAAGCCTGCCGTCTTGCGAGTCGTGCTTATGACGCCACCGATGCATATACTTTAGAATATTACCCTCAAGATGGTAACCAAATCCCGAACCTAATTTGTCTTCCATATAGTCGATGCATTCGATGCTACCTTTCGTGTAGTGCGCGGGTTGATTAATTTCGTCAGCCCCCGCGCTTATCCCCTGCCACTGAGCCTTTTGCTTTTTTGCTTCTTTAGCTGTCATATATATACCCTTTATTTATTATTGGTCATACCTGAACTATGTGGTACGGTATTCACTTGTTGGGAAATCTATGCACTAATAGTACCTCGTCAATTAAACGTTGTATACCCATAAATGTGTTGTTTTTTAAGTTTTAGAAAAAGAATTACTCGCGATCAGAGCCAACCCCTCGACGGATTTAAGCTCAAAGTATTTCGCGACAACGACCTTGTCTGCTACCCGAAATTTGCCAAGCTTGTAGGTCGGAATTGGAAATCTCTCGCAGTGAATCGCGTTGTGCAGACTCTTGCATGTTAATCCAAAAAGTTCAGCAAGCTCTTCCATTTTAAGATACGGTTTATTCATCGATTTATCCTATTTTGATGTTGTTGACGACTTTTTCGCCAAGTTTAAAATCGTCGCCGTCCCACTTTACCTTGTGTGATCCCATTCCGAACTCCGAAACGTCAAGAAACGCCCAGTTGAAAACCCAATCTGGGCATTGAACGGCGGCGACAGAAATGACATCGTCACGCGGCGTCAATTCTACTTTTGAACCCTCGGTGCTTTCGACAACGACCGCAACGGATTTAAACTTGTGAACTTCGGCGTTTAAAACGCATGTGATATCCCATCCATCCTTATCGTCTTTTGCAAAAGCGACAGCGCCTCCGCAAGTTATGAGGTATGCGGTAAGCGCATACAAGCCGGCGTCTTGTCTTCTCGCGACATCGCGAAACTTATTAGTTTCCGAATGCTCGACACCAAGCGATAGCCAAACGTGTTCGACATTCAATAATTTAGCGAGTGCTTCCATTGCCGGTTTGCGAGGTTGGGACTCGCCGGCAAACCACTTTCGGACAGCTTCTTGCGAAACACCGACCGCTTTTGCAAGATAGACCTGTTGGCCGTGACCATATTCTGGCACAAGAGGGCTGCTGCTTGCTGCTCTTTTAAGTCTATTTTTAAATTCCATACTCTTCACCTGGGAAATACCCTATTGCCGGCAGAATAAAGGGTAATAAGTGTGATGTCAACCCAAGGTTGTAACATTGTTGGTTGTTTGTTTTTCAAGAAAGCGACTCAACAACGCTTAAAAGCATGTCCTGAGTAGCTTTTTTACTGCGTAACGCCTTTAAAACGGAACTGTCTGCAGTGTTTCTTGCCGCGATATGGAAAACCCGGACGGGCTTGTCTTGCCCTTGTCGATGCAATCGCGCATTAAACTGTTGATATAGTTCTAGGCTCCATGTAAGTCCGAACCATACGATAATATTGCCGCCGTGTTGAAGGTTTAATCCGTGTCCCGCACTTGCCGGATGTGCGAATAAAATGGGTATGAGGCCCGAATTCCATCTGTCGATCACCGTCGAGTCTGCGCCAATCACCTCGGCGTTGGGATACATTAATCTCAGTTCCGCGAGGTCAGACTTAAAATTGTACGCGATGAGAATTGGCTCGTTTGTACTCTCGATGATATCGTCGAGGGCATCGTACTTTTCTCGATGAACGCGGAGGTACTCACCGTCTTCTGTATATATATTTCCATTCGCCATTTGCAAAAGTTTGTTAACCTGCACCGCAGCGTTGACGGCTAGAATCTCACCCGAATTGTATGAGAGCATGAAGTCCGACTTCATTTCTTCATAACTATTACGCGCACTTGGCGGCAGGTCTATTTCAATCGTGATGTCAATTCTTTCGGGGAGTTCAAGATAGTCTTCTGCAGACATAACAAGTGCAATGTCAGATACCGCTTGGTGGATTGCATCGGTGCGGTCAGCTTTGACCGCCCACTGATTCCACTGCGGATTTCCGACAGCAGTGCAGTATTTCGCAAGGAATTTACCGCGAGTGTTTTCTAGCCTCGCGCCTTTATCGAGCAGGTAGAACTGCGGCCACAGTTCAATTAATGAATTAGGGGCGGGGGTTCCCGTGAGCAGAACCATCCTCTTAACTTTGCCGAGTATTTTCCGTAGCGACTTCCAACGCTTTGATGTGTGAGATTTAAAACTACTGCTCTCATCAATTATTACGCAGTCATAGGGCCAACTCTGACCGCGATGTTCGACTAACCAGGGTACATTTTCGCGGTTGATGATGTGAATATCTGTCTCTTCATCGATTGCCGCTTCACGCTTTTTAGGCGTCAAACCGGACAAAACTGTGTAATTTAACGCGCTTGTGTGCGTCCAGTTGGCTATCTCTGCCGGCCAAGTGTGATTTGAAACGCGCAGGGGCGCGATAATTAGCGTCTTTTTGATCGCTTTCTGATCAATCAGGTCAGTTAAGGCTGTGAGCGTTGAGACTGTTTTTCCGAGCCCCATGTCGATCCACAGCGCCGCTTTGGGATTATCTTTGATGAAATCTACCGCTCGTTTTTGGTAATCGTGAAGGTCTTTGCGATCTAACATAAAAGCTCCTTACCTTTTTCGATATCGTCGATTATGTGGACGGTAAATCCGACAGCGGCCAGTCGCCGATGTATAGCCTCCTGATAGCGCGTTGCCTTTTTGCCAGGGGCTTTAAACTCAATTAAAAGCAGTGAGCCTGATCGGAAGTACATCCGATCAGGCACTCCGCGCTGACTGGGCGAAACCCATTTGTAACTTAGCCATCCGTGTGCTTTTGCGAAGTCCGTGACTTTCTTCTCGACAACAGACTCTCTCACTTGCGATACCTATTAGATTCATAGCCTTCTGCTTCCACTGGTAATCCCGTTGCCCACGCAGGCAATACGCACATCAACTTTTCAAACTCCATCAGCGACCCAAAACCGTCGGGTACATCAGCCACGATTTCATCGTGAACGTGCAGAACAACGGGGTAGTTGGCCGCTTCAAGTCTGAGAATAGCTTCAGCCAAAATGTCGCGGGCCACGGCTTGCGTGATCGATTGAACAAATGAGCCGCCGTATCCTTTTATTTCGTCCCACCTGTGGGTGTGGTTGTTCATACCTTTATAGATAATATCCGCGCCGCGATCCCCTTGGCGAAGCACAGCTTCTGGAAAACTAAGAACTCGACCGCTCGGCAACTTGAAAAGGAGATCGCCTTTGACCATTTTAAAAACACCCATCGCCGCCTCATATTTCTGGCCGTCATAACTAATCGCGTTTCGGGCAGCGCGTTCAACATCTACCCACAATTTAACTATTTTGTGATTAGCGTCTCGCCAGTCGTTGCGAATAACTAGCGCCTCTTTTTCTGTCACCTCTGTGCCATATGCTTCAGACATTTTCTGAAATGCGCGAACGCCCCCCTGGTATCCCAACGCCAACGTCGCAACTTTTCCAACAAATCGTTGATCGTAATTAATCTTTTCATAATCAACATTGAACATGCGCGAGGCTGTTGTCTTGTAAATGTCTTTGCCATCATGAAACGTCTTGATGACCGCATCGTCTCCGGCTAACCACGCCAGAACGCGGGCTTCGATTGACGCGTAGTCCGAAACGATTAGTCGGTTTCCGTCGGATGCCATCAGCATCCCACGCAGGCAACTGCTCAAAGACTCCATAGGTTCGCCGTCGATCATCGCCGGATCGCGATGCTCCATTTGTTGGATACACGCGTCAACATCATCAATTGTTGGACGCGGTAAGTTTTGCGGATTGACGTGCCGGCCTGCCCATCTTCCTGTGCTTGCCCCGTGGTACATGAGACAGCCGTGAACGCGTCCGTCGGTTCCGAGGCAATCAAGCATCGCTTGATACTTTTTTGTCGATGATCGGGAGAGTGACTGTCGAATGCTCAGAAACTCTTTGATTTTCTCAGGGCATTTGGGGTCTTCGAGCGCCGCCGATATGGCCGCTTTGTCATAGCTTGGGAGAGGGTATCCCTGCTCCGCTGTCCACTGCATAGCCTTGGCGCGTGAACCTGTGGAGTCTATGAAACCTTCCGTGAGTATCTTTACACGGTTATTCATAATCAGTGAGTGTCTCTCGATGATGACAAGGCCATTCTCAATAGACTTTCGATCAAGCCGAACGCCGCGCCAATTTATTAGCTGATCAGCTTCCCAAACTTGGCCTTCATTTATAGTTAGTCGTCGAAGCCGCAGACGTATCTCGCGCTCTGCAACCACGTCCTGTAGGCAATAATCGTAAAGTTCTTGATAAAGAAATAAGTCCTTTACCCGTTCGCCGCGATACGGTTTGCAGCATCGTTGAATAAGAATCTTTCCGCGTTTACTTTTCGCGTCATCCCCTGTGAGGCCAAGAGCCTCGCCACATTTACCGAGGGCGCGGGGGTAAGCCTGTGCGGCTGCAAGGGCTGCAGTGTCGCGCCACTGGGATATCGGAACCGGTTTCCATTTTAGAACCAAGTTCCAAATGGACATTTCAAAGAAGCTGTTCCAAGCCCAAACCGTTGCACCGGCATCAATTAAATCTAGGAGTCTTTGCGGAGCGGGCATGTCCGGCGTCCATAGCTCCGGTTCTGCTCCGTCCAACATCCAGGCCATGCATAAAACTTCGGTGGTTGAGTGATCGGCGTAAGCGTAGGCTCCGGCTTTGCGAATATCGCATTCGCTGTATGTTTCAAAATCAAGTGATATGTTCATATTTTGGGATTTACTCTGATTGATTTCGACATCCACAAATTCACAAAAGCTTGATGATCAGCAATCTCTGCTCGTCTGGTTGCGCGTTTTGTCGAAGCATGTCGTCGAGGCTGTAAATCGGAGTCCGATATAAAAACACTGACTAAACCCCTAGCACGATTACGCTTCATTCCCATCCGATTTTTGAGAAGGTCATACGGAATATCTGCCAGTTCAGCTATATCTTTCACAACGACAACCGTGTTGCTCAAGGACTCAAATCGAGTTCCGATGTAAGGGTAAGACAAAGATGCTTTCATGTGATCTCCTGCAATGAGGCTTCACATGAAGCCCCTTGCATAATTACAACATACTGTTGTATATGTTTAGCTAAGAAAATCATCAGTTTCCGCGTCAGCCAGAGACTCAGCCGAAATGTCATCAAAAATGGCATCGGCTTTTACTGCACCCGATCCAAACGCCTCGCCGTCTTTGACGTACTGAATCGCAACGAGATTTGCGTTAACTCGTTTGCCCCACTTGTTATCCATGATCCAAATCGAGATCGCCGCGTTAACATAGCATCCCGCGAACAACTTACCGTCTTCTTCCACCAAGGGTGTTCGATCTCGGTCAATAATCGTAGGACGATTCTTGCCAGACGCGCTGACAAACATCGCGTTTTCGTATCCGTCATATGCTTTTTCAGACCCATCGCCAAGAAACTGCTTTATGTTCTTCGGAATCTCGCCGTTAAAATGAACAGTTGCGGCCTGCTTAATTGCTTTTCGCAGCGCATCAATCTGGTCTTTGTCGCCATCCTTGTCTAACAAAAAGTTAGCATTAAACTTTGCAGGTTGGCCTTCGTTGAAAGCTTTCGCTGTCCAGATGTTAGGGAAAGATAGTCTTACGTTTTTAAGGGTTATTACACTCATTGAATTTTACCTATTTGGAATTTACGTTATGTCACTAAAATGGTCAGCCGCGTCGGGCGCGATTGCAGGACGTGGGTCGGTGTCCGGCGCCAAACTTGGTCTTCCTTCGGGTTTGAAGATGAGATCAGCGATCTCGT